CGGCAGACTACAACGTTCAGGGTGCTGAAGGATCGGTTTACTGGGCGTGCGACTGGTGTTAAATTTGGCTTGACGTACAATCAAAAGAATGGTATACTGTCGGAATCAACTATCTTGATGGAGGATGATAACCTATGATTGAGCAGGTAATCGTAGGCGCTACAGGCTTGGGTTACCTAACAGTCGGGGTGCTACAATGGGTTAAAGGTGAAGGCGCTAACGGTATGATTTGGATTGGCTACGCATTTGCACAGGTGGGATTATGGTTAAACTTGAAATAATTGAGCAGTACGGGTACAACAAGCAAGGCATCTGCATCAACCCCTTTGGCATCAAGCCTGAGTGGGTGCAGAAACTAGCTCACCGCATTCGTTGTAACCACATTGTAACTACAGCAGAGGAGGCTCCGTTTTGACTGATAAGGTTAGTGGTGACGGGACTGCCTACGTTGACCACGACTACTACTGGAGACCGCTAGAGACAGCACCGCATGGGGTTAAGCTACAGCTACTAAGTATTTATGGCGTGGCTGCTCATGGGTTGCTATCTCCTGCTATAATTGAAGATGGGTTCTGGATTGGCTGGACACCCTTACCTAAACTTAAGAAGGAAAAGAATGACAATTGACAACATTGCTTTGTGGCATAAGCGTGCTCGTCCTGAGCCAACAGAGAAAGACTTTAACGTGCAGCTAGGCTGTCACATAGAGGAGTTCACTGAGATGCTAGATGCGCTTGGTATTGACTTTAACACACAGAAGCTAGCTGAGATGTACGAATACTTGGACGAGCTAGCCGATGGGTTGAAGAAGGGCTACATCAACACCTTTTACATGGATAAACCAGCACTGTTAGATGCACTTGCTGACCAGATTGTTACGGCAGTCGGTGTCGGTGTGTGTGCGAAGATGAACATGGCTAAGGCAGTGGAAGAGGTTAACCAAAGCAATTGGAGTAAGTTTAATTATAAGGGCTTCCCGGAGTATGATAAGTATGGGAAGGTGAAGAAGGGTGAGAACTATAAGCCACCACAACTGGAAGGTATGTATTGATGAAAGATGTAACAGAAACACTAGACGCACGAGGTAATCGCTACGGTGAGTATGTTAACGTGTCGGCAACATCGCAAACACTCAAAGATGACTTGCGTTTGGGTGTTAGTTGGGATAAAATGGAACCCTATATGCAGGAGAGCTTGGACTTAATCTGTAACAAACTAGCCCGTATAGTTAATGGTGACCCATTCTATGACGACAGTTGGCACGATGTAGGTGGTTATGCTAAACTAGTGGAGATTGAACTTGCGAAAGGAAAGTGATGGACTTAGTTCTCGACATCGAGACAGACAGCAAGCATAACCAGATATGGATGTGCTATACCCATAACTCAGACACAAACGAATACGTATGTCACACAAAACCGGATACACTCATACCCTTAATAAACACAGCAGAGAGGTTGATCGGACACAACTTGATCGGCTTCGACGCACCTATTCTGAACAGGCTTTGGAAGACGAGAATTGGATTGAGCAAAGTGAGAGATACCTTGATAATGTCAAGGCTACTCAATCCCTCTATCGAAAACGGTCACAGCCTAGAGGCATGGGGGAAGAGGCTGGGGAACAAGAAGGTTGAGTACAGTAGGTTGTGGCATTGGTGGGCTAACAAACCCTATGATGCCAAGTCTACTGAACCTTACGACACCCCTTGGGATAACCTGAACCGCTTCTATTGTAAGCAGGACGTAGCAGTGACGGTGGACTTGTACAAGTTCCTGTCCGAACAACTAGAGGATTGGGGTGAGAGTGTGCAGCTTGAGCATGAAGTAGCTGCCATCGTTGCCCAACAAGAAAGGCATGGGTTTAGGTTCGATGAGGATAAGGGTCGTGCGTTATTGGCTACGCTTAACGGCGAGATTGCTGATATTGAGGGTGAGTTGCAAGCTGTATTCCCACCGATTGTGGAAGAGCGTATCAGTGAGAAGACAGGAAAGCCGCTCAAGGAGAAGGTTACGCCATTTAATCCGGGCAGTCGTCAGCAAATTGCAGAGAGATTGCAGGGGCTAGGGGTTAAGTTTACGCAGGCAACAGAGAAGGGGTCTATCATTGTGAACGAGAAGGTGCTAGAGGGTATTGACTTACCAGAAGCAAAGCTCATCTCTCGTTACCTGATGCTCCAGAAGCGTGTGTCGCAAGTCTCTAGTTGGTTTGACGTGGTTAAGGAGGACGGTAGGGTGCATGGTAGGGTGATAACCAATGGTGCAGTAACAGGTCGTATGACGCACCATAGCCCCAACATGGCTCAGGTTCCCTCTAGCTCGTCTGAATATGGAAAGGAGTGCCGTGAGTTATGGACAGTTGAGGTTGGTAAGAAGCTGGTCGGTGCAGATGCTAGTGGCTTAGAGTTGCGTATGCTTGCCCACTATATGCAGGACAAGGCGTACATCAACACCGTTATCAATGGTAACAAGGAGGACGGAACAGATATACACACTGTTAACATGAGGGCAGCAGGGCTTCAGACCCGTGACCAAGCAAAGACTTTCATCTACGCTTTGTTGTATGGTGCTGGAGGTGCAAAGATTGGGTCAATCATTGGTGGTGATTCATCCGATGGCTACCGAATCATGGAACGCTTCTTCGCTAAGACACCAGCGTTGGATGTGTTGAAGAACGAGAAGGTGTTACCAGCAGCAGCTAAGGGTTGGATACGTGGGTTAGACGGTAGGCACATTATGGTACGGTCTGAACACGCAGCATTAAACTCTTTGTTGCAGGGTGCGGGTGCAATTGTGATGAAAAAAGCGTTAATTATCTTGCACAAGAAGATAAAATGTGGTATAATAGACGCTTCATTCTGTGCAAATGTACACGATGAATGGCAGATAGAGGTGGATGAGGCAGATGCGGAGAGGGTGGGGAAGATGGCAGTGGAGGCAATCGAAGAGGCTGGAAGGCACTTCAACCTCCGCTGTCCTTTAACAGGAGAGTACCATGTAGGCAACAGTTGGAAGGACACACATTGAACAAGCGTGAGTTAGAAAATCTGGAAGCTGTACTAAATGATGCTGACAACATCATCGTTATTACAGAGACAAAAGGCGAAGTACATCTTAGCTTTAGCCAGAGTTTAAGTGAGATGGAGGTGCTAGATATTCTAGCTACCGTCACCTCAAAGTTTTATGAGATTGCCGATGAAGGCGATACACCCAAATTTCACTAAGGAGTTAGTTATGACAGAAGCAGTTAAAATCAAAGCAGACATTATGTGGGCATACCTCAACAAGCCAAACGATATGAGTGGCAAGTTTCAGGTTGACCTTTGCAACCTATCCGACAAAGCAGCAGAGGCGCTTCAGGACATGGGCTTAGAGGTTAAGTTCAAGGAAGGCAAGGGTAAGTATATTACCTGCAAGAGCACCCGTCCTATCCGCGCTTACGATGATGGTGGTAGCGAGGTTGAAGAGCAGCTTGGTAATGGGACTAAGGGTGTGGCTCTAGTGGGTACATACTCATGGAGCTACCAGAAGAAGAAGGGCATCTCTCCAGCCCTCAAGCGCCTCGTGGTAACAGAACTTGTTGAGTACAGTGGCGCACCAGTTGGTGAGCTGGTTGCTGAAGACGACTTGTTGTAATGATAGCACTACTCGATGCAGATATTCTTTGTTATCGGGTAGGGTTTGCTACCAATGATGAGCATGAGAACACCGCTATCGAAACAATGGCGGTTGTTCTTGAGGACTTAATCATGTTTGACCTAATCGACTGTGAAGAACATGAGTTGTTTCTTACAGGCAAGACAAACTTTAGACATGATGTGGCAGTGACAGAACCCTACAAGGGTAACAGGAAGGATGTGAAGAAGCCGACACACCTACCTCTCCTACGGGAATACTTACAAACGGCATGGGGCGCTAGTGTTAGTGATGGACAGGAAGCTGATGATGACATCGCTATCCGAGCAACAGAGCTTGGAGAAGAGTCAATCATCGTATCAATAGACAAAGACTTTATGCAGGTTCCGGGATGGCACTACAACTTTGTGAAGAGGGAAAAGAAGTTTGTTACACCAGAGGAAGGGTTGCGGTTCTTCTACAAGCAAATACTAACAGGGGACGCAGCAGACAACGTGAAGGGGTTACATCGGGTCGGGGATGTGAAAGCAACCAAGATGCTTGCCGATGCCAAGACAGAGAAAGAGTTGTATGCGTGTTGTGTGGAGGCACTGGGGGCAGAGAGGGTGTTAGAGAACGCTAGACTGCTTTGGCTCCGACGACAGCCTAACCAAATGTGGGAGCCACCAAATGAAGAAGAATGAGTTTAAACTAGCGGGGATGACTTGGGAGATTGTTGAAACTGATATGTTAGACCTTGGTGCGTCTAACCCTGAGAACTGTAAGATTTTATTGAACAGTAGATTGAAAGGTCAAGATCGAGAGGTTACCTTATTACATGAAGTTGTTCATGCTATCCTATTTACGATGGGTGAGCGTGACCATGACGAGCGTTTCGTAGAGGGATTCGCTCAGTTGTTATACCAGTATGAGCAACAGAAAGTATAACGATGGTGAATGGACAGAAGCTAGGTTCAGAGCGTTTGTAATCTCTGCTCTACGTGCTCACATGAAACGCTTCCCTCCAAAGTGGAAGGCGTTGAAAGCAGCAATGGTAGGCAAGAAGGTTAACAAGCGTTCAGGTAGGTTGGCTGAGCATTACTTATGTGCTAGTTGTGGTGGGTTCTTTGTGGCTAGAGATGTACAGGTAGATCATATTGACCCTGTTGTCTCACCAGAGGAAGGCTTCCAAGACTGGTGGACTTATATGAATAGGCTCTATTGTGAGGCTGAAAACTTACAGGTGTTGTGCAAACCATGCCATAAGGATAAGACAAACGCAGAGCGTAAAGAAAGGATGAAGAAATGAAACTGGAATATAGTAGCGATAGTAACCCATTTGTTAAACAACTTGAAAGCTCAATGGAGATGTGGCGAGAGTACTGTGACAAGTATTGGGGCAAGCCAGATAAATTTATTGAGGATAACCAGAAGCAAGTAGAGAGCTACATCAATGCTTCTAAGATTATGCTTAACTACCTTGGAGTGAAAGTAGACAAATGAAAGTAAAGCTAGTGTGGGTTACCCCCGATGCAGAGGAGAAGGTAGCGTACATGGCTCGTGTTTCAAACCCCGGCAATCAGGATAACAAGGAGACAGCACCACGCCTCCTTCGTTATCTAATGAAGCACAAGCATTGGTCGCCTTTCGAGATGGTTAATGTTTGCATGGAGATTGAATGTACACGAGACATTGCACGACAGATTATTCGACACCGTTCGTTCAGCTTTCAGGAGTTCAGTCAGCGTTATGCTGAGGCGCTAGATATGGAGTG